CCAACTCAATAATAAGATGCTCTCTATTGTCGTCATTCCAAGGTTTTCCCTGAAACACCATCTTCTTAACGATTTCCATAAACTCACCACCTTCTGCAGAAATACCAACAGCAGCAGTAGTAAGACGATTAATATTGGAACCCTGTTTATCAAGAAGTTGAAGACTGTTAATAAAAGAGTTATAATCTTTACTGGGATCGGATGTTACACCATCCACGAAATCAAGGTACTTGTTAAAGTCAACAATCTCTTTTTGATTTGCCATACCATACAATTAATATCAATATAGTATAATCTAGTTTCTTTATTTTGTCAATGATTGACCACTATCTTTAAAAAAACATACCTGATTCATCCGATATGTATTTTTAAAATAATCATTATTACATATATTCATTCCATGTGGAAATTTTTTACCATTATATAAAACCATTCTATTGTATCTTGGTTCTATGTGTTTTAAAACTTTATATCTTTTCTTTGGTCTCCAAGGATCTTCATGTTCTTTCTTTCTAGGTGGTTCTCTTGAATCTAAAATCTCATAAAGATTAGTTCCAGATTGAGTATCTCCTTTATTCAAATATATTAAAGCAGTATATCCTATATCAGTATGAGGTGACCAATAATAATCTTCATAATCATTAAACTGTACTTTTTTAAACCTTGTTACATTTGTAACTATTTCATCTGTATCATATAAATTATCACCACAAATAGATTTCAAATATAAGTAAACAGGTTTTACTTCTTCACATTTTATTTCATGTTTTCTATCTTCAAAATAAACATCATTATATGATGGTTTTTGATCCATCTTCCATAATGGAGGTTCTATACTTAAAAGATAATTTACCAAAGAATCAGGATCTTTATAAAAATTATCAATTGTATAAATTACAGATCCCTGCAATACCTCTTCCTTTACTTCTAAATTATCATTTAACTCAAGCATTAAAATTTAAACTCCGCAAATGATTTCTTAGCTTTAAATTTCTCACCAGTAGATAATTCTTCTTGACCACTATCAACTATATCTTCCTGTGCATTTTGTTCACAATCATATAATCTCATCTTCGCTCTATCAATACCCACAACAAATCTTTTGAAGATAGTAGGATCATTATATCTATTCTTTAATTGCTTCACCATTATTTGATTTAAACCTTCCAACTCTTCTGTAGAAATAAGGGCAAACATAAGGTCAGCAGTAGCAGGGAGTCCAAAAGACTCAGAGGTGTCAGTAAGGTCCACATCACTACTAGCAAAGCCGCTACGAGTAGTTTGAGTGGCAGATATAATCGGAAGGTTCGCCTCAACTGCGAGACCCCTAAGTTCTTCTGCGATTGCTTTGATGTAGGAGTAGGAGTTAACTGATGCATTTGCTTTATGTCTTGAAGATGCACAAATATTCAAGTAATCTATGAATATTATATCGGGTTTGAATGACTTTTTCAATGAAAGTTCATTGAGTAATGCTTTAAAATGACCTGAATGTGCTGATGCAGTAGGATACTCTTTAATAATTAATGTTCCTTGTGTTTTCTTTGCAAGATTATTAACCTTAGTTTCAAACATAGGTTTAGGTAAATCTGTTATATCCTGTATATTAACATTCAATAAATTAGCATCAATTCTCTCCGCAATTTTCTCCTCAGCCATCTCAAGGGTAATGTATAGTACGTTCTTTCCTTGTAGAAGAACTGAAGATGCGACATGACACATAAACAAAGACTTACCAACACCAGTACCAGCGAGAGCAATGTTAAGTGTCTTATTCGGAATCCCACCCTTTGTAATCTTATTGAAATATTCCAAATCAAACGGGATAAGATCTTCTTTTTTGTGGTATGACTCATAACGTTCCTCATAATCATGTAAGTAATCATGCCCAATATGATTATCAAATGATACAGATAATGCTTCAGAAAGAATAGATGGAATAGCATCTCTTCCTTTCTTATCATCTTGACCATCTGCAAGAGCAATAGATTCCATTAATGCAAGATAAATTGCACGATCTCTACACCATTTCTCTGTAGAATCTAATAACCACTGACTATCGGCACTAGAATCAGTTAGAGAATTATTAATATCTCTAACTTCTTTAACTTCAGTCTCGGTAAGATCTGTTCTATTTTCAACTTCAATATTTAAAGCTTCAATAGTAATAGCAGAACCATATTTAACAATGAATTGAGTTATTTCCTCAAAGATAATCTTTTCAGATCTTTGTTCAAAATATTCTGGTTGAATAAAAGGTATAACTTTTCGTGAGTATTCTTCATTAAATACTAAATTTCTGAGAATAGTAGTCTCAATTCGTTCCATAAGAGAATACAGATTTGGCTATGCCATCAAGTTTTTCCATTATATCATCTGTAAAGTATTCTGTGGGATTTTTTAGAATTTCTTTACCATATATTTTTTTACCGTTTATTTCATATCTTCCAGCAACATTTTTCCACAACCCACCAAGCTCCCCTAATTCTAGGAGACCATAGTACTTATCAAGTCCTCTTTCATCGTAATAAAGACGTATATTTACTTCTTTATTTTCTTTACTGAGTCTTGACTTAGCTGTCTTAGCTTTAATAATGTTCCCAACAACCTCTTTCTGATCCTTTTCCTTTTTCTTACTGAGATAAATGATCGTAGACGAGGCATATTTGAGACCAGAGCCGCCTCCCATTTCTTTAGTAGGGACATAAGATCCAATGACATCGTATGTGTGATTTGTAACTATTAGTGGAATGTTTGCTTGACCAAGTTTAAGAGTAAGCATTCTGAACGCTCCCTTTACAAGTTGAGATTTGGTCATATCTCTTACTTGTTTATCATCCAATGCGTCACGAATTTCTTTCTCTGTAGAAAGCATACCTAAAGAGTCTAACACAAACATACA